TGGCTGCACCCGGGCATCGGCATAGATCAATGCATCCGGATCGAACCCTTGTTTACGGCGACGCGCCTCGTTGTTGATACGCAGCGCGGCATCCTTCATTCGCTGAAATTTATTTTCGGGAAACTTATCGTTCAAAACCATGAAAGCAAGCTTACGACGCACCTTCATATCATGAAGTTTACAAGCGGCCTGAATTTCTTTCTTTCGAATATATCTTGCTTCGTCACCTAGATTTACAATTTTGACACGCAGATAATTTGTTCGAATATTACTCTTCTTCATTCTTTTCCTTTCACCAACAGAAATAAACTACCAACAAATACAAAAGATACCATAAAAAAGCCGACATAATCGACCCGAAAAAAAGTCCCTTGTAAAAGTCACCAGCGACAGTCACATCCTGTGATCGGTCAACCTCACCATCAGAATAGTACGAAGTCTTCACCTTAAACCTCCCACTGATAAGTTAAGTAGGTAGTTTTAAGTCATACCCAGGACCGTCGCCCTCTCAACCGATGGCGACACCATCGCCAGCTTCTGCATACTCAGTCGCCAACTCTAGTGCGGCGAATTTCTTACGACGATTCTCACCATACCAAGCTGAATACAGCCGATTGTCGTCGTTGCGGCCAGCCGTATGATCCAGTAGGAACGTCACGGCATTGAACGGTTGCCACCACGTACCCCTGGCAAATTCGGCGCCGGGTTGTGTTTCCAAGATATCAAAGGCAATCTTGGCATTCTTGCTGATTTCCTTTACCTTACGTTCCGGGTCCTTTCGCGTACCCGGAGTATTCAGTACCGGGAATACACGTTTGAAGTACTCGATCACATCTTCAGTGGAGGCTTTCTTAGAACCCAAATGATTTGCCATCACCTTATACTTGGCTAGTTTTTCCTTGGCAACACCCAAGGTAGCCTTGACTTCGTCAGCATCAAACTTACGACGATGACTAATCTTGATCACCTTATCCTTCTGTGTGCCCGTTAGAGACGCAACCAGTGTGTTCATACAGACCACACGGATAGCCGACCAAGACACCGAAGCCGTCCAACCATACATATGCGGGTTGGTAAACAGCATATACGAATCAATCTTATCCTTGCGGAAAAGTTCAATTGAGTCGTGGGTTTTGGCAAGTGCCCATACAATCTGGCCGCCGCGAAGAACGCCAGCCGTTTCCATGGACATTTCACCAGTCGAAACCCAATCGTTGAAGAATTCAAAGGCTTCTTCGTTTTGGATTTCGTTCCAGTCGCGGGTAACAATGTCCATCAGGGCATCGTCAGTCTCTCGTAGTAAGGCGTCGCGACCCGAATCATAACGAGCATCCGGGTCACCGTTAGGTGTGTAAGTAAGCGGCTTGCGGTATATGCGCCAGTCAGCACCGGCAGCTTCGGCCATCTGTTGTGGTGTGAGATCGTGGGGAACCTTTTTTCCCAGGCCATGCCAAGGAACCTCCCCGGTATATGCCATGTGCCACACGCCGTCTGAACCGCGCTCTAGTTCATGGGCCATTCGTTCACTTCCTTTCGTCAGAAACCATCACGATACCGTAAATTTACGAAATATTTTTACCCCTGTCAAGTTATTTTCAAAGAATTTAACACCGCACTGCAATATTATTCACAATTTCAACCCCTGGACGAAAACATCTTCTACTTTTTCTCGGTACTGCAACGTGTTAAATGTAAAAACCGATGGTTTGAACGTCGCATCCGAAGCTATGATAATACTCGCCAGACGAATTTTTGGCAAGTTCAACATTTCTTCTGCCATCATTGCATAGCAAGTTGATTGCAAAAAATAATCTAAAATATCTTTTTCTGTTTTTTCTCTTTTGGAAGTTTTAAAGTCCACGATAGCCATGGAATTTCCCCACAAACAAAATAAATCGGTGGTTCCGGCCGCTCTCAGACGCGTCGAATAAAGGGGATATTCAATCCCATATACTTGCGTAACATTTTGTTCCAGAATTGCTTTGATATCTTTGTAATGCTTTATGATGAAAGGTGTGGTTGTAACCGGCTCACCCAACATCCAGCATTCGAGCGCTTTATGTAGTGCACTTCCAATATGCGTTGACTGATAAACAATTCCATTGGCCTTTTCTTCCCCGACGCGGGCACGCCATTCCTTCAAATAAGATTTATCCATGGCTTCCCCGATGACCGTGGTCACCGAACGAAAATCACCCGCTGGTGTCTTGTAATATCGCCCTTCATCAGAATTGATTTGTTCGATATTAAATCGTTTGAGTAAGCGAATTTTCATTTTTAATACATGCACAATAAGAACATTGACAATATGGATTAATTACATGATCTTTAAACAAATCAATTTTTTCGAAATGTTTCTCCAACTGATTAAATTTGAAATCTTTTAGATCATACTGAATTCGAATTGGTTCGCGTACACCCCCTAGCGCCTCAATCGTTTCATTAAGTTTTTCACAGCAGAGAATAGCATCAGCAAGATCACGGCGATAATGTTCCCATTCCGGATGAATACACTGCTTACTCATTACCTTCTGAATGGAAGCACGCAGATAGGCAATAACAGTTTCATCTCTTTCTTCGGTAAAAAGCATCCTTCTTCCTCAATTCCCAATATTCACGAACATATTGCAGACGATTAACGAAAGGATTCACTAAACGCAAGGCCATTTTTACTTCTTCGTTCTCTTTTTCTTGAAGAAGGTTATTGCGCACACGACACAGGTTGGCGATTGCAACCTCTAAGTCATGTAAGGAGTCCATTATTCTTCCTTTAGTTCCGGATGATTAACGATCAAATGCAGAAGCACCGAGTGCAGTGATTCCACATAGGCATACATCATCTTTTCATTTTCACAAAAGGGAATAACCAAAGAATGTGTGGATAAGGGAAGTAACTGCGATTCCTCTCTTCCAACGATAGAAATAATCGATCCTTTTCTATTCGCTGCCCAGGATGCCGCCGTGAATAGCGGCATTGAAGAAGGTGTTAATTCGAATGATGCAGTAGTACAACCCGATCCAGATAAAATCAGCAGCGTATCGTCGGAACCAAACCGGCTTACCTTCAAACTGTATGTTATACAGTCTTCCCAAGAAATATCGTTTGCCCATGCCGTAAGTTCCGATACGTTATCCAGGGGACAGATGGCATCGATCCCCGCGATTTTACGGAAATCATTCACCGCATGGGAAGCGGTTCCTGCCGATCCGCCCATGCCAATAATAAACAAACGCCCACCCCGTCGCTTGGTTTCACGAAGTGCCGAGATAATGTCATCAATGGCTTGTACATTCAAACGCAGCGTCTGTACGATTTCAGACACTTCACCGAGAAAGTTTTGGATATATTTCATATCTTGTAAACCCGTTCCTCGGAAATCAATTTTTCATTTCCATTTTCAAAGGCAATGATCAATTGATTATCATAATCACCAAGGGTATCTTCTCGACTCTTCACGACATAATCAACCACAAGAGCGGCTTCAAACGACGGACTTCCCCCGCGAATGCGAACCTTGTCGCCAATTTTATAGCGTGGTCCACGATATGGTGCAGTCATGCCGTCATTATTTTTTTGCTTCATTTTTAGTATCCACCGGAGGGGAAAAAGCAGTAAATGTTTAGAAGAGAATAATCCCAACCATTTCCATTTCTTGCCGGGGGTGTATGACAAATCACTGCGTGTCCTGTTGGGTTCGCGGGGTTGTTTACGAGTTGGTTGTTTTTCCATATTTCATCCGGAATATCAATCCATTTTTCCAATTCCCAAACACCATCTTCGTCGCGTCGATGACCCACAAGAGCCTGATAGTGTCCATTTACAATTCTATCTTCAGTTGGATGACAATCGGATTCATTGCAACAACCAGCACCACCCAAATGCGGAACCATAGGATTTCCAGGAGGAATTTTAATTTCTTTGTACCATTTTGATACAGGTCCATCATCAAAGTTGTCCGTAGCATAAGGACGACTATGAGAAAAAGTTGATCCAACCGCAATAGCCAAGAAGAAACCCAAGAGAAATGGTAAGATATATTTTCCGAAAAAATCCATATCGAAAATCCTAATCAAAAGTATTTATTGAACTTTTTGTAATTCCCTGCGAATGCTTTCGTTTGATTTCGCGAAGGATATCTCGGAAACCCTGATCCGGTTTTTGCAGCCCGGTCCCCGAATGAATGAGCGGGGCAGCAGGCACAATATCCCAATCTGGATTTCTTTCCAAAAACATTTCCATTTCGGAAATGCTCATGAAATCAGTTTGTGTATAATTCGTATCTTTTTTTCTGAAAGTATATGTTGGCATCTACTGGTTACCTATTATAGTTGAATTCATTATCATGGTTCTTAAAGAGTCGGCGTGTTCCAAGTCTTCGCGATCTCTTTGTTGTTTTCGTTGACGCTCGCGTTGGCGTTCTTTTTCCTTGTAAATTTTAGTTTCTTGATCTTCATAATCACGTTGATGACGTGATTTGCCCATGGGCTGTTCCTCCCTCTCAAAAAATTTTTGGAAACGCCTTCTGAACGGTCTTCTTATCAAGTTCTTTCCATGGAAGTTTTTTATCTTTCATGGCGATAAGAAGCTTGGCATCAGACGTTGACACAGTTTCCAACAATTCAATGAACAACTGTTCGCGGCGATTCTGTCTCAAGTCCGGTTTACTTCCGGGAACCGAAGGGTCCAGAAACAGATACAAACGACGCAATTCCGCAAACAAAACACCTTCGTTGTCTAAAACTTCACAAGGCTTATACGGCGGGTCGCCTTCGGGTAAGGCCCATTTCGCACCCGGGTCCAATGCCAGTTTCAGAACGTATTCATAAGCAGGGCTTTCCTGACCCAGTCTACGCAGTGCTTCAACACGATCCTTTGCAGTGGCTAGCGATGCAACACTAGCCAAGTTTTCTGAAATACTTCGTTTCATTTAAAATCTCCGATGTGTTCGTGTAGTAATCTCAATTTATTTTCAATAAAGTAGTTGTTGAGATCGCCGGTTTTTTTCTCGCATTCAAGTAGATATTCTTTGAAGATTTTATCTTTAATCTCTTTTGGAATAGCTTTCAAATTTATCATCTTGTTGTTACGTTCGATGTTCTTCTTGATTGTTTCATCTAACGTATTATTTTTCAAGTTTTCAAGTATAACTTTGATGCGTTTTCCTGTCAAGGGTACTTGGCGTTTTCCTTCGGTGGCGAAACAATCATCGTCGGATACAACGTTGGGAACACCATCGCCGGAATCTCCGCGTAGAATGTGATACAACAAAGCTTCCTTCGGATTCTTGTTGATCACCGCTTTACGACGCACGGGATCATACTGTTTGACCGTGGATGAATGTAGTTGTAAAAAATCCCTATCAGCCGAAAAAATCAACGTTTCACCAACGGTTTCCTGAAGTTGAACTACCGTGGCAATGATATCATCTGCTTCGGCTTCTGGAATATACACGACACGATAAGGAAAAAACGTCGCCAATTCACAACGAATTTTGGTCATCGAGTTAAACAAAGCATTCCAAGCAATCTGCGATGTATCCTTTTCTTTTCTTCTCTTATATTTGTAGTAAGGATAAATTTCGCGACGCCAAGAACGCTGCCCATCACATGCAATGACTAGTTCTGGATATTCTTTTCTAAACTGGACACGTAGCATTCTAATCGAATTGAGAACCATATGACGCAGCATGTCTTCATCGATTTGATAAAGTGGACCACCTTCAACTGGCTGTTCGATTTTTAACTTTTCGATGTTTCCTAATTGTTGATACATATTCGAAAAGAGTACTTGATTTAAATCAAGTATCATTATGTTCATTTTAAAATAAAATCCAATTTACTGACTTCTTCTTTGGTGAGATTATGACCCATACCAGAATTTAGTACGGCTTTTATATCAGCCGCTAATTCAAGAATTTCTTTCAATTCAATCAATGCTTGGCGGCTATTCTCCGAACCTGCGCGGAGAACGCACACACCGTAATTATCGTTTTCAGGATAATAGAAAAGATAAGACCACTTGGGTAATTCGTTTATTTCTATTTTAAACTTACTCGACTGCAAACAATGCTCCTGTTTTTGGATCACGACACATATAATAAGTTGTTGATGTTTTACCACTGGATACTGAATAATGCGCTATTTCCATATGCCTAGCTGCACAGGCTTCGTTTCGTTTTTCTTCTTCTTCTGGCCAAATAAAAATAGCACAATAAATCATTAAACCTATAGCACCTATAACTACACTTATAAACGAAACAGCTATAAACAGAAAAATAAGGTCCTCTTTAACTTTATACATTATATCAATCCTTATCAATCCTTATCAAACATAATAGTTATAACAACAAAAAGAACAATTGCCACAAAAGCTATGGCACCTATATAGGTCATGCCTTGTGCTCGCCGGGATTTTCGTTAGCCCTATAAACCTTGATCTCAATATGCTGATCTGGGCGCAGCACGATTTTGCCCTTGGCGACTTGCTCACCAGCCCATTCCAAGGCGAATTTCTGTACAGTGTACGGGTTAGAAGACGACAAAGGTATCGTGCGCCCTTCATATTCGATTACAGGGGGCGGCGGTTGCCTCACGTCGTCGGCATTTCCATAAGAACACACGCTAACTGTAGCGGCACAGATCAACACAAGGGCTGTCAACATTTCATTTTTCCTCGAATATTACCTGTGATCCTTCGTGTGAAAATTGGAAAGGAAAGACCTTGAAACCGCGTTGTTGTGTCAAATCAACAACTGCATTACGGCGAGGCTCGGGAACATACAGTAACATATAACCGCCACCACCGGCTCCAAGAACCTTTCCTCCCAAAGCACCTAATCTATACACTTCTTCGTATAAATTGTCAACTTCTTTATAAGTTGTTAGTGCATTTGATTCTTTTTTTAATGTCCAGGCATTATGTAACAGGGCACCAAATTTATCAAATTGATAATTTCGGAGATATTCGGCGCCTTGGTAGGCCATATCCCGCTGTCTTTTGACTAGGCCAAATCGTGCATCCATATTATCTTTCAAATGATTTAGAATTTTGGATGCTTCTCTTTTCTTGCCGGTGTAAACCAAAATCAGATTTTCTGCCAAAAGTTTTAGTTGATTTTTACAAGGTCCGATGGGTAGAGAATCAACACTATGATTAGAATTGAAACGAAATAAATTTACACCACCCACGGCGGCTGCATATTGATCCTGCTTACCGATGGGATATCCACATTTCTCAATTTCAATATCAGATGCAGTTTCGGCTAAACTAGGCGCATCGGCTTTATTGGTTAGATTATTGGAATTTTTATTATGTCTACAAATGAGCGATCTAAGTAATCCAACCGTATAGGCTGATGACGCACCCAAACCAGAACCCTGACAAGGAACATCCGTAATTTCCGTAACCGTAATTCCCTTTTCTATCCCAAACATTTTCAACGTTTCACGCGTGATGTTGTGCTGCATTCGCTCAACATCAGATGGCATCTCAAGTTCATTATGAACATGTTTGGTTTCTTCGGGTGTATCGTGGACGACGACGTAAACATACTTATTAATCGTCGCACTCAGAGCAGCACCGGGTTCCTTTGTATAGAACGAAGGAAGATCCGATCCACCCGAAAAGAAACTAATGCGTAGTGGGGTTCGTGTTATTATCATCTTCTTTTGGAAACCAAATATCAGCGTAGAATTTACCAGTTTCTGTTAAACTGTAATATCCATTTTTTAATTCAACGAGTTTATTATTCAAGAGACCATCCAGTGCAATTTGGACCTCCATCATCGTAACTTCGCCGTTAAACATCTTGTAGAATTCTTCCTTGGTGAATTTATACATAGATCATCCCTGGTTAATGATGTAGCGGAATGTCTTTTCCGGTGCCTTACGATTGTCTGCATCGGGATGTTTCGCAAGTAGATCGCGCAACAGGAATTCCCACTGAAATTTTGCCTTTGTGATATGAAAGCGATTATCAGCGTAAATTTTCTGTAGTGTCATCCGCGATTTAAATGTTTCATCACGATTGCGAACCATTTCGATAGCCTGACTCAAAGCAGATGAAAATATACCCGCGTGCTTCTGCAAATCCTGATCACCGTTATACATCACGGTTTGCCCACCAGCGGTCAGAGGCAACGCTGCATAATCAGAATGGACGCACACCAACCCAGCGGACATAGCTTCCATCAGAGCCTGACAAGCGGTTTCTGGCCATATACAGGGGTAAGCAAAAACGTGACATTTCTTCAGATATTCCTTTAGATCAGCATGAGGAACGGTTCCGTGATATGTCATTTGGTCGTTGGTTTTGATCGCATCAAACAACTGATCAAAATCTTTGGGGTCATCCCATCCATACAATTTAAAGGATGAAAAAACATCCAGATGAATATCCTTGTGTTGTTCCGCCAATTTAGCAAAAACAGGAACAAGAATATTCAGCCCACGATGGGGAGTAGATGTGTACACACACCGAATAACGTCGGTAGGTTTGTCCACCAATTCGATGGGATCGATGCCAACCTCAATAACCATAGAATGATCAGAGTAAGGCACACCGAGAATATTTCGATACATCTCATATTGCCAATGAGAAACAAATACAAGTTTGTGAAATTGCTTTCGATACTCTTCATCTTTAAAATTGGCTACCTCGGGATCGTTGGGAAGATCATTGAAGAACATGATGCGGATTTTGTCAGCCTGCAATTCACGCGGGCGTGATGCAATGATCTGAAAATGATCAAGCAAATCAGCAGGCAACAAAGAAGCCAGCCGACGCTTGAGAATTTCGGTTCCACCGTTGGCATTTTTACTGATCTCATTTTCCTCAAAACCGTTCATTTCTTTTTCTTTCTCCTATCAAACCAAACCGAAACTATAACATACGCAAAGAATACAACCGCAATAATTACCAGGGCAAAAAAAGCCATCAATAATTCGGCAATCGACTTTCCAATCCAGAAGTAAAGTCCGGTCATAATTGTTTCAATCATGGGGCTATCCCTGTATCCCATTCATATTCTTTTTCACCATCCACCTCATTTTCATATTCTTTGATCCAAGCATCATATCCATCGCCGGTTAAAGCGCGGACCATCTGATCGATTGCCCATGTTTTATGATGTGCACCGTCAATTTGTCCGTAACTAAATGCTATCTCAAGAGCTTTATGAATCATATTGTATGGGGGTTCGGGACAATAGTCCACTTCGGTTATAGAGACACCGGGGCTTACGGGAAAAGTCATGACTTTGCCTTTGTTAGTTCGTATTTTCGAATCCATTGCAAAGCATCACCGATATGCTTTGCTCGATATCTTACTGGTCCTATTGGGTCTTGATCACCGACATGTATGTACTTAACTTTCCGCTGCGCGGCGCACACACAGTCTTTCCAACGATCACCAATAAAAAAACATTGGGACAAATCAAGATTAAACACATCTTTTGCTTGATCAATGAAGCCTGGATTTGGTTTATATTTCCAATCACCCCTTGAATAAGCTTCGAAAATTTCATCTATCTGATAGGCTTGTTTTAGATATTCAGAAAAGAAAACACAGTCTTCTACAGAAATGAAACCATCAAGAACATCGGGTTGATTAGTTATGATCAAATTAAAGAAGCCCATTGATTTTGCATCTTTGAGAGCTTCATCAACATGCGGAAGAACTTCGAATTCTTCCCTGGTCCAGGGCGCGGTCCACTCGTTTTTTATTTCATGCCAAACCAGTTTAGTGATAACACCATCCCTGTCTAGTAGTATGGCCTTATTCATCAATAACTCGGGGTAATTTGTACCATAATAATTCGATCAGTGGGGAATTCTCGCCAGTTACGCGCCGCCACGTCCCATAGAACCATCTTCTTGTCCTGGCGTGTACGTTGGATCAGGATATGTTCCTCCAAGCCTTGTGGAGTAACCGGTGGTGCCGGAAGTAAACGGCCCATCAATGTTCCGCGAAAAACTCTCACTGTACCGTAATCATCATAGACGATTTCGGCCACATCATGTTTCATTTCAGCAAGAAACATATCCAAGTCAAGAGGCATGAAAGCCATTTTAATTATCCCTCAGTCAGTAACTGTTGCGCAACCGTGTGCATGTCAGTCACTTGTCCATTCAGAACAATAATCGGCAGATGGGTTGAACTAGGAAACAGTTTCTTGATATCTTCCAGTGAAATATCAGGACCAATCTTTTGTTCGGAATATTCGATGGAATTAGAAGTCAGGAACTGTTTGGACCATTCACAGGTCGTGCAATTGTCTCTTGTATAAAGTGTTAGCATTTATTCTCCTTGAAAATAAAATATCAATTTAATTAATTTCTGTCAATCAAAAACTCAGGTCTACACCAAGTTCTTTTAATTCTTTCACAAAGTCAGCGGAACGTTTCTGCAATACCGGTAGAATTGCCTTCTTCAGATCATCATCGGAAAGATGTTCTCGAATTACATCCTGGGTGTTGACGTACTTGTTGTTGTCAATATCGTTAATGATTGCATCAACAGTTTGACGCTGCTGCAAAAGATAATGTGCACGACGAATTTCTACTGGTCCCATTTTCTTCGGCTCTGGCTGTTTCGGAAATTTTCGATCCCACCAATCTGGTGAATTATTTGCTGTCCCGCCTAAGTTCTTGAACCCGGCTCGCTGGTTAGCGTAACTTACTGTTCCGAGTGTAGCGTCATCAATATCAACGATGGTCAAGGTATGAGTTGGTTCAACGTCGCACGGTGCTTCCACAATATGATTGTTCGCTTCAGTCATAAACATCCCCATTTTCGTTAATTTTTTGATTTTCGTAATTGGCAACAACACGACGATAGAATTCAAGTTTGGCGCATTCAAGCGCGCCAACAATATCATTAAATGTCGAATAACATGCACCAACATCCTTGACATACTTTTGGATGATTTGGGTAAGAGTAAAATTCAATTCTCCGGGAACAGAAAATTTATGATTATCAGGAAGCGACGGAGTAAAATATGGTCGCTGGTTTTGTAAAATATACGGCATTATACAATCGCTTTCAACCTCGTTATTGTTTCTTGCGCAGTTACATCATCTGGAAATCGCTTCAAATGTTTCTGAACCTTGATCAACTTATTCTTTTCACGGCGCTTGGAAGTCTTGTAAGCCTTGCACCACGTTGCATTCTGTCCTGCTTTTTTCTTTGCCATTATCTAAAAAACCTGTTTTTCTTTGGGGGAAATTTTTGGTAACGTGTTTTGTGTTCAAAACGAGGGATCTGCATTGATCTGATTCGCTTTTGTTTTTGATTTTCCTGAAAATCACTTTTTAATTTTTCTTGAATATACTTCCAAACCGTTTTATAGGCAACTTTTACTTCACCTTCATATAAATCTCTAATGAAATCTTCTAGATCCTGGTCGAAACACAAAAAATCAATATTTCTATCACCATCTGTCAGATATATTTCATATAAAGTAGGAAATGGATACCTTGTTCCATATGATTCTCTAAATTTATGAATTTGCATCCAAATCGAATCAGCAATTGCTTGCTCTAATTCGGTATATTCAGACGAAGCTTCAAAGGGGTGTTTCATATTACTCTCAAAATGTAAAAATTGCACCAATTGTTGCAACAAGAGACGTACCCAAAGCAATCCCTGTTAAAACTTTTGGTGCTTTTTGATACAACATCGAATTAAACACAAAACTAGACAATATAGCACTGAGAGCGAGAATGAAGCACATTTGACCCACCGCTTTATATGTGTTTGTGATGTTGTAACTGTAGAGAAGTTGATAATTTATGTCAAGACAGGCGTTTAATTGTTGATTGGAAATTTGGCACCAGTGGACTAGACTCGAACTGTCAATAACGGGTTTGGAGTCCGTTGTGTTACCTTTACACTACACTGGTTTATTTTTGGTACTACCGCTAGGTACTGCCCCTAGTTATTCTGATT